AAAGTACAACCAAACGATTTTTATGATGTAACACCACCTATTTGGAGTAGAGACTAATGGAATTTAAAACCACTTTAACAAAAGTTGAAAAAATAATACCTTATGAAAACAACCCAAGGTTAAATGAAAAAACTGTGCAAAGGGTTGCTGAAAGCATTAAGAACTTTGGATGGCAAGTACCAATAGTTGTAGATGAAGATATGGTTATTCTTGCAGGTCATTCAAGAATAAAAGCAGCCAAGTTATTAGAAATTGATGAAGTTCCAGTAAAAATAGCTTCAGGGTTATCTGAAGAACAAAAAACTGCTTTTAGAATTATGGATAATAAAGCACAAGATTTTTCAGAATGGGATTCTGAATCTTTGTCATTAGAGTTTAATAAATTAGTTGAAGGCGATTTTGATTTAAAATTAACAGGATTTGATTTTGATGAAATACAAAAAATCACAAAAGAAAATTTTTTAAAATTTGATGAACCTGATGTTGATGAAGAATTTGAAAGCCTAAACATAAGCTCAGATTTTGATATACCTGAAACAAACATAAAACAATTTATGCTTTTATATGATATTGAAACTCTGGAAGAATTTAAAAGTATGTTGATGAATCTTAAAGAAAAATATAAAGTAGATAATTATTCAGATATAGTTTTTACAGCAGTTAAAAAAGAACATGAAAGAAGTACCTAAATATTATTTGAAACCCAAATTAACAAAAGAAGAAGCCAATGATTTAAAAGGTCGTTATGCTACAGATGATGATTATTCTATTTTAATTAATGATGATTGTAATGCTTATACCGAAGATGGCGAACCATTATTCTTTTTTAGAAAAGGTAAGATACCCAAAAAAGTATGTGAAACTGCTTATTATAATCTAAGAGGGGCAGCAACTAAATCAGAAAATAGAGGTACAGCAGCAGGTCCTCTAGATAGTGATGACCAAGTTGGACATAAAACTATTTCTAGGCACAGATACAGAGAAATAAAACAAGACGGCACATTAAGTAAGGTCATGCGTGCTAAAAAAGTTAATTCAGGTATCGCAGGTTATTTTGATAGAAACACAAGGTTTCCTTATTGTAGACAAACTGCATTCACTGAAAAAAATAGAGAATTATTTAGTAACTCAATACCTTTTTTAAAATATATCAGTCATATGTTTGAAGAAGCGTGTCCTGAAAGATATGAAGCACAAAAAAAAGTTGTAGACCAAAGTAGCAAAGATTTTATTATTACTGATACAGTTTTTAGCACAGTAACAGTCAATAAAAATTTTCAAACTGCTTATCACACAGATGCAGGTGACTTGAAAGAAGGTTTAGGAAATTTAGCAGTTTTAAGTGCAGGTAAGTATGAAGGCGGATATACAGTTATGCCAAGGTATGATTGTGCTTTTGATTTAAGTAGTGGTGATGTTTGTTATTTTGACGTGCATGAAGTTCATGGAAATACAAAAATGACATCTAAAGCACCATTTGAAAGGATTTCAGTTGTTTGTTATTACAGAGAAAATATAAAACATTGCGGAACCATGCAACAAGAGCTTGACAGGGCTAAAAATAGAAAAGAAGGGGATAAAATTAATTGAACATTGCTGTTATAAGCGGTGGATTTGACCCTGTACATTCAGGACATATTTCATTAATAGAAGAAGCGTCAAAGAAAGGCAATATACTTATAATTTTGTTAAATGATGATGATTGGTTAATAAATAAAAAGGGTAAAGCGTTTATGCCTTTTAATGAAAGAAAAAAAATATTAGAGTCTATAAAAAATGTTGACCAAGTTATTAAAAATGAAAATGATGAACACGGAACAGCAATTAATGGGCTTGAAGAAATAAAAAGAAGATACCCTGAAGATAATATTTTATTTTGTAATGGCGGAGACAGAAACAATAACAATGTTCCTGAAATATTAGTATCAGGTATAAAATTATTATCAGGTATTGGCGGTAATGTAAAACAAAATTCATCATCTTGGATTCTCAAAGATTGGAAATACGATAAATACGATAAAGTATGGGGAGAATATTTTAATTTATACGAAGATGATGGTGTCAAAGTTAAAGAATTAATTGTTGAACCTTACAAGGGTATGAGTTATCAAAAACATGATAAACGTTCAGAAATATGGTTAGTCAGTCAAGGTAAGTGCGATATCTTTCATAATCAAAACAATGTAGATGATGAAAAATTAACCTTGCATAAACATGACTATTTTATCGTACCAGTAGGAACATGGCACCAAATAACTAATCCATATAGCGTAGTATGTAAAATCATTGAAATACAATATGGTGCAAAATGCACAGAAGATGACATTTTCAGGAGAAATTATTATGAAGATATTCATACCGACTAAAAGCAGAGTAGATAACCAAAGAACCCTTAAGTTTATGCCTGAAGACTTAAGGGAACAATGCGTTCTTGTGGTAGATAAAAACGAAGCTGATGATTATAGAAAAGTGCATAAAAACTTACTTGTTGTTCCAAGTCATCTAAAAGGTATTTCAGCAGTGAGAAAATATATATGGGACACAAGTGATGACCCAAGAATATGTATGCTTGATGATGATTTAAAATTTCATATTCGTTCAGGTGATGGTCATAAGTTAAGAAACTGTGAACCAAACGAATATTACAAAATATTTGAATTACTTGATAGATATATGGACATGGGTTATGGGCATTGCGGTATAAGTGATAGAAATGGTAACAATAGAAAAGTAGGAAATAGTGTTGAAGAACTTTTTGAGGAAAATACAAGATATATCAGAGTGTTGGCTTATGACTTAAATATATGTAAAGGCAGGGCGAAACATGGTCGTGTTGAAGTTATGGAAGATTTTGATATTGCTTTACAGTTATTAAGGAATGGCGTTCCAAATATTGTTAGTTATTTTTATGCACAAGGACAAGTACAGTCAAACGCTGATGGCGGTTGTTCAACGTATAGAACCCAAGAAGTTCAAGCAAAAGCTGCTGAAAAAATGAAACTTATGCATCCTGAATTTGTAAGAGTTGTTGAAAAAGAAACAAAAACAGCATGGGGTTGGGGTTCAAGAAAAGACGTAGTCATATCATGGAAAAAAGCATACGCTAGTTCTAGAACTTAATTATCCCAACTAGCTGTATAATCTTCCCAGTCTGCATCTTTTTCTTCATACTTAGTAAAGCCATGGGTGTTTAAATTATAAGTAAATTTGGCTTCCCCAATCTTTCCATATAAACCTTGTTCTCTTATTTTTCTAGTTATAACGCTTGTTGAGTTTTCATCAAAGTCTCTGTGAACTGTTAAAACCGCGTCTGCTTGGTTATGCCAATGTGCAGCACCGCTTATATCATAAGCAGTAGGAGGGCTATAAGAACCATCATTAGATTTAGGCAATTTAGTTGGGTGTGCTATAACCCAACATATAACTTCGTATACTCTAGTAAATCTTTTGCATAAAGAAATAAAATCTCTAATATGTTCATCTTCTCTTTGGTTGCCTTGTCTTACAGCAGACACTTCATTAAAAGGGTCAATGACTAATCCTTTAACACCATGCTTGTATATAGCACTCTTAGCAATATTTAAAATTAATTCAATTGAAGGAATGCTATCTTTTGTTTCTATGAAATAAAAATGTTTATGAATAAAATCTAATCCTTTGTTTAGTTCCGCTTTTGTCATGCGGTTAGAAAAACCTTCATCAAATGATTTTCCTAAATACATCTGCACCAGTCTTCTTATATGCATTGATGTTGAATGTTCAGGTGAAAACAAAGCAAAAGACCAACCATGATTTACAGCAAGTTTTAACAAGCATTGGTCAAGAAAAGCAGATTTACCATGATTGGGAATACCTGTTATAACTGTAAACGTACCAGTCATTGGTTTATAAATGTCATCAAGACCTTCTAAGCCTATCTCTGTTGGCTTTTCATAATTACCTTCATATAAATCATTCACTTGTGCAAAATAATCTCTTGCAGTGTATAAGCCGTCTATAGGATAAGGTTCAGCGTTGTCTATAATTTCTTTAAGTTTTAAAGCACCATGTTTTATTAATACTTCATTGGCGTCTTTACAATTATCAGGTATGCGTACAAACCAACATAAGTCTTTGCCAAACCTGTGTAATAGTTCTTTGTGTAATGCTTTACCGCTTTCATCATTATCTGTAAATAAAATTATTTTTTTTGCTTTAAGTTTGCAGTTTTCTAATGCTTTATATCTAGCATCTTTTTCATCGCCCTTAAACTCTTTAGGAGCACCATTGGGTAAAGTGGTGGCATTATTAAAACCACACTCAGCTAAAGATAAAACGTCCATCTCGCCTTCAGTAAATATAACTGTTTCTTCTTTGCATACTTTGTCATAGTTGTAGAGGATAGATTTAGTGTTAGCTGATTGTCTAAACTGTTTGTCAACAGTCCTGTATTTAATGTTTGTTAATTTTCCGTTTTCATCAAAGTATTGAAAACCAATCCAATTATTTTCATTATAGATTTTATATTCGTTTATCGTAGATTCGCTTATACCTCTTTGTTTAAAAAAGTTAACCATAAAAGATTCTTGTTTCGGTTCTAATTTTGTTGGTGCAACATAAACAGGTTTTTGATAAGGTCTAAATATATTTCCAGTTTTTTTTCCACCTTTAAAATCACAGTGATGACAATTCCAAACCACCCCATCTTCATTAATAGTAACTGATAAAGGGTTATCTTTTGGATTATGAGGTGGCTGACATTGAGGACATTTAACTTTTTGATTTCCTTCTTGATGATGTTTGAGTTGTATTCTGTTTTCATTTAATGTTTGTTCTATTGTCATAATATTATCCTGCAAGGTTGTTAAGGGTTTTATCCTTAATTTGTTTATTTATAAAATCTTCATATCTGTGTTGATTGAGATACGTGGTTGGGTGTGGAATAAATTTAATTTCTGTAGATTCATTTTCTTTTGCAAATACTTTAGTTGCATAAATTATTTTTTTAAAGTCTTTATCTTTAATTTTTAAGAAACTTTTTCTAGCTTGATGTTTTCCTACTTTTCTAGGATATATTTCCCAAAATTCGTTAAAAAACTTTTCAGACTGTTCATCAATATTAGTTTTTGTATTATCTTTAGTATTGTAGGGTTCTGACACCCCCACCCTCGGGGTTTCTACACCCCTAGGGGTATCTACACCCCTACCTAATAAAATATGATATCTATTACTTGTAAAACTACCATTCTCACTTTTTCTGTGTTCAATACGCAGATAACCAAGTTCTTCAAATTCTTTAATTGCTTTTTGTATTCCTTTAGTGTCTTTTAATCCTATCATCTTAGCTATATGTCCATAAGAAGGGTAACAAGTTCCCTTCTCATCGGCATAATTACTTAGTATGACTAGTATCAGTTTTTTTGTTGGTGTAAGACCATCAACTTTCAAGGCGTGGTTAAGATATTCAATTGACATTTATTTCTCCAGTTTCAACGTAGATTCAATGATAATTTATTTTAAATAATTAATAAACCCTTTTTGGAATACTATTTATTTCTTACATCTCTTGCGTATGCAATTTTATTTTCTACACCTTCTTCATAATATTCATCTTTAGTGATATCAGTTTTGACTTGTCTTAAATTTGAAAAAGGAAAGTCTTTAGCAATGTAAGATTCAAATAACCAACCTGCACCATTGAACGCTTTAAAATCACCGTGAGAGCCAATAAAAAAACAATCAACACCAAACTCTACTTGTAATTTTGGCGTTATCCAGTAGGTGTCAAATTTTCCTCTAACAGGTGTTAAAGGTATTTCATGTGATTC